GTCATGCGCTCGAAGCCAGAGATGATCGAGGACGCGCTCGGATGGTACGACGCCTTTCAACAGCTGACGCACTCACGGCCTTCGGGATTCTCCGGGGCGCTGCCGATTCCGCTGACCGAGCTGGAGGCCTACTGCAGAATCATGGATCTGCCGATCGAGGATCGGCCGGACTTTGTGCGCGTGCTTCGTCGTGTCGATCTCGGATACCTCGCGTTACTGGATAAACGCAAGACCGTGACACTGACGCAACCAGATAAGGGCGCCTAATGTCGGAATCGACCATCGACATCATCATCAATCCGCAGGGAGCCGTGACGGGCGGGGCGACGGTCTCGCGCGTGACCGAGAGCGTGAAGCTGGGCTTTCTGGATCTGGCCGCGAAGGTCTTTGTCGCGCAGCAGGCGATCGTCAAGATCTGGGATGCGGCGGCGAAGGGTGCCCAGTTCGAAGAGACGATGGGCCGGCTCAACCGGCAGATGGGTCAATTCGGCTCCAACGCCCATCTGATGGTGGGCGAGTTGCAGTCGATCAGTCGCGGCACACTCTCCGTCGGGCAGTCGGCGACACTGGCGAGCCGCGCGCTCGCGACCGGGCTCAATCCGGATCAGATCCGCACGTTCATCCAGGCGGCCGACGCGCTCGACGATGTGCTCGGCACCGATCTACCCACCGCCTTCGACAACATTGTGCAAGCCGCCATCACCGGCCGGACGCAGATCCTCGCCAACATCGGCGTCTATGTGGATCTCGACGAGGAAGTGAAGAAGCTGGCGGTCTCCACCAATCGCACGACCGATCAGATCACGAAGCAGGAAAAGGCCATGCTCACGGCCAAGGCCATCACGGCCCAGGCCGGCGATGCGCTCCACAAGTTGAGCGACGGCGCGCTGTCAGATGCCGACCGGCTGAAGCAGGTCGAGGCCAAATGGGACAACCTGTGGACCTCGATCGGCCAAGGGGCCAAGACGGCCACCATTACGGCGCTGGAATGGATGGAGAGGTTAAGCAAGGGGATCGAGGAGAGCGTGCGCAAGGAGACCATGGGTCGGCAACGCCAGCGCGACGCCCAGCCTGGAGCGCCCAACAATCCGGTGACCCAGCAAATCTTGGGCGCGGCGATCACGCAGAGTACGACCGGCATGATCAATCGGCAACGGGACCAGTTTACGGCCGGCCTCTCGACGGCCGTCAACGAGCTGCCATCGAGTCTGCGCGGCAGCCAGCTCGACGCCGAACGAGAACGCAAGGACCGCGCGATGCAAGGCGATCTGGAGCGGACGAAGGCCGGCTTGGAGGCGGCCGCCCGCTTGGTCGAGCTCGATGCGCAACGGCAGCTGGCCACGCAGGAAGATCTCGTGAATCTGAAAGGCACGTTCCGGATCCGCGAGCTCGCCGCCATGGGCGAATCGTTGAACCGGCAGCAACAGATGGAGGCGCAGTTCCACGCGCGACGAGTGGCGATCGGGTTCGAGTCGACGGAAGAACGGATCGGCGAAGAAGAGCGCTACCGCGGCAAAGTGGTGGAGATCAATCAGGCGCTGCTGACCAATGCGCAGGCCTTCGGCCAGCAGTCGGTGCTCAATGAGGAAGAACGAGCGCAGGCCCGTGGCGTGGCGGAGGAGCAACGCGGGCAGCGTCGGGTCGAGCAATTCAAATCACAATTCGACATTCAGGAGTCGCTCCGCCGGCAGGATCTCGACGACGCCCAGACCTACTACCAAGGCGAGTTCGACATGGCCACGGCTCGGTTCGCCAGCGATCAGGAATTTGCGAGCAAGGAGCGCGCGCTGCTCCGTGAGCAACTGGCGTTCAGGCTGAGACTCACGCAAGAGGAAGTCGATCGGCTGCTGGTCCTGCGGAAAGCGGGCGACTTCGAAGGGGTCCGACAGCTCTCCGGACGGGCCGATCCCACGCTCAACCCGCGTGCGGTGGAAGGGATCGTGGAGTCGAGCACCGCGAAAGATATCCTCTTGGCCGAACGGGCGAACGGCGACTTCTTCGCCGGCTGGACCCGCGGACTGCAGAAGTACGCCCAGGATCGCGACTCGGCGTTTGGCCTGTCGGCCGATATGGCCCGACGGGCAGCGCAAGGCATGGAGCAAGGCTTTCAGACGTTCTTCTTTGATAGCATGGACTGGAAGTTCCAGAGCTTCAAGGACGTGCTCGCCGGCGTGCTCGACTTCACCAAGCAGATCGTCGCCCAGATGGCGGCGCAGATGGTGACCATCGGGCTGATTAAGCCGGGGGCGAATGCGCTGATGTCAGGATTCGGCACTGTGTTTGCCAGCGGGGCACAGCTCGCCGCGACGCGAGGCGCGGCCAATCCATCGTTGTTTGGGCCTGGCTTCGCGGAAGGCGGCATGGGGAATTTTGGCGCCGGGACACACGCCGTGCTGCATGGCCCCGAAGCCATCGTGCCGCTGCCGGATGGACGGAGTATTCCGGTCACGATGCGCCATGCCGGCGAGCCGTCCGTGAACATCCCCATCGCCATTCAAGTCATCAATCAGGCGCCCAACACCGAGGTCAGCGCCACACGCCGGACTCCGCCTGGCGGAGGCAGAGAAGAAATCATGATCATGATTACGCAGGCGGTGAACGACGGCATCGCGCGTGGCCGCCACGATAAAGCGCTGGCACAACGATTCCAACTCTCGCCGGGCGGAGGGTAAATGCTGCTGCCGCTCCATCTGAATCTGAGCAGCGCACCCGGCGACACGACCCTCGTCGCCTCGCTCGTCGCGTCGGCGTCGCTCGCGGCGGCGCTGACGACGGATATTCAACTCTCCTCGTCTCTGTCTGGGATCGCCACGGTCAGCGCCGAGCTGACGGCCGGCGTCGAGCCGTTGCCGGTGACCGCGACCTGGCCCGTGACGCTCCCGAACAAAATCCTGCAGGCGCAATACACCGAAGGACAACCGGACGAATCGGCGATTCGCTCGCCCACGGCGTCGGGTCCGCCGAAACAGCGCAACCGATACACCGCGCTGAATTTGCCGTTCAGCGGCATCTTCGAAATGAATTCCGCACAAGTGGATATCTTTTGGGCGTTCTATCGCGGGCTGCTGGGCAACGGGGCCATCCGATTCGGCGGCTTGCCGCACCTCAGAACGGGCGCCACGGTGAACCATCGGTTTAATGTGTCGCAGCCGCCGCGCGTCACGCCGGACGGGTGGGACAGTTATCGCGTGACCGTCTCACTGGACGTGGTGCCCTAATGCCGAGAACCCTCTCCACCGTGATGCGGCAGATGGCGAACGCGCCGGAGACGACGGAGTCGCTGCAAGCGCTCGTCACCATCTCGCACGACCAGATTCTCGATGGGCCGCTGCGACTTGTGCAGGATATGCAGGACATGACCAGCAATGGCCATGTCTATACCGCCTTTCCCTTTTCGGTGGTACTCCCGGAAGAAGGCGAGGAAGGACTGCCGCGGGTGAGCCTCACCATCGACAACGTGTCGCAGGAGATTATGGCCTCGTTGAAGGCCTTGCCGCCGACGATCGCCCCGTTGGTGACCGTCGATCTCGTGGTGGCGAGCACGCCCGATGTCGTCGAGATGAGTTTCCCGAATTTGACGTTGCGCAATGTGAGCGCCGATCAGCTGCAGATCGAAGGCGAGTTGCGCATGGACGAGGAAGACTTGCTGGCGTTTCCCCAGGACACCTTCACGCCCAAGAACTTCCCGGCGATGTTCCGATGAGCTGGGCACAGGCCTATCTGGGAGTGCCGTATGTCGAGAAAGGGCGAGACCGATCGGGATGGGATTGCTGGGGGATGGTGCGGCACATCCTGGCGGAGCAGCGAGGTCTGGTCTTGCCGAGCTACACCGAGCGGTACACGACGGACCGAGACCGGCTGGAGATTGAGGCGTTGATGCGCGGGGAGATACTGGAGCACTGGACGATGATCCCCTTGAGCGACGCCCGGCCGTTTGACGGCGTCCTGATTCGGATCTTGGGGCATCCGATCCATTGCGGACTCGTGGTCCAGCCGCCGTTCTTTCTGCATGCGATCCGGCGGATCGGCACAGTCATGGAGCGATGGGATTCCGCGATCTGGGAGAAGCGGGTGTTGGGAGCGGCACGATGGAGTCACGAATCGTGAGAGGGATGATGGATCGCACAGTGCTGCATATCCTGCCACGCGGGCTCGGCAAATTCACGCGCCATAGCATGATCCGGCTGGACTCTGAACTCGACGAACGTCGTCGCGGCGTTTTGCCTGATAAACGTGAATTCAAACAGGCCGTGTGCCGTCGCAAGGTTCAGCGGCATCAGCATGGCCACGCGCGCAATCCCCTGTTCGGGATCATCCCACCGTATGAGCTGATGCGTCAGCTGAGCGGAATGCGCCAGATCGAATCGCTGCTTGGTGCAGGTGGCCAGGACATCATACGGGACGGTGAACGATGCGGTTTTCGTCGCGTCCTTCTGACGCAAATCTTCAAGGCTCATGGCACAGCCTGAGAGCACGGCAAGCAAGATGAGCGCGAGTACCTTCATACGAGCATGATGCAAGACCTGCTGCAAAAAGACAAGGCAGAAACTGCTCCCGGTTCTCTACGCCTGATCGCGCACCCCCGGCTCTCGCTCGACAAAGATCGACGAGATCTGACGCTGCCGGCTGGACTGACGCTCGAGGCCTGCCTCAGACATATCTGGACACGCGTGGAGGGGGTGCATGCGCGTGTGGTGATCGATGGCCGGGTGATCGAGCGGGCCGAATGGGGCACCTTCCTGGTGGCCTCAGGCTCGGTGGTGACTGCCC